TCCTATAAGAGAAGCGCCCGGCCAACTTGTCCTTCGCCCGGACGGCAAGGGCTAATGCACAGACACCATCGTCGTGACTGCCTTGCGGGGCGGAGTAGCGGACCCCGGTGCGTGAGTGCTCGAACTCAAAGATTTCCAACTCGGCGCGGAGCCAGTTGTCTGGGAAGCGGACCTCTTGCGCGGAGATGCTGGCGGCAAGGCCCTCCATCAGTTGCTGCTTGCTGGTCGAGGTGAACTTGAACCCCTCGACCTGTGGCAGTCGTTTCTGCAATTGCTCGACGACAGGATCACCGAGGCCGGTCGAGTCAACCGTTGCCCAGCCATCTCCGACGATGTTGCAGATTCGCTCGATCGTTGTCGTCCAGTCCGTACCGTGCCAGCGCTCACAAACCGCCACAGTACCTTCATCGTCCAAACCGATCACCGCCGTGTAGTCGATCGACTTGGCGAGGTCTATGCCGTACACGATCGGCGAGCGGTTCGAGGTCGGTGCAATGCAGTCTTGGATTGACTTGATGCCGAAGGGGTTGGCACCGTCATCGGTCGGCTCTGCCAGATACAGCTCCCGGAAGATGTGATCCGGCAGGATGCGCTTGGCGTCCTCAACCTCCTCGGCAGCAAGCACTCCGGCATCGACCGCGTCGTAGGCGGTGAGCTTATGGTATGCCATGTCGGGCGTACCAGCCTCGGCGAGGCGTGCAAGGTTGAAGGCCCAGTTGCGACGCCCCTTCACGTTGCCGATGACCCGAACCGGTCCACGGGTCGCGGTCAGGGTCGAACGCACCGCGATCCATGCGTCCTCCTTGCAACGGGTCGCCTCGTCGATCACCGCCGCGTAGACGTCCTCTCCGAACAGGCTGTCGGTGTGATCCGCGCCCTTGAACCAGATCCGGGCACCGTTCCAAAGTTCTACCCATAGGTCGGAGTCGTGGTTGCTCCAGATACGCTTCTGGGGGTCAGCTTGGGTCAGCATGGACTTCATCCGGGCGAACCCGATGGCTTTGGCCTGCGAGTAGACGGGTGCTACCCACCAGAACGCCATGCCCGGCCCGCCCGTGTTCCATGCCTGCTGTAGCAGCCAAGTGAGGCACCCGGCGGTCTTGCCTGACTTGGTGCTGGCCTCG